TTTCGATGCAGTTAAAAAAGTAGTTTTAAATTTCATTCCGGGACTTGCGAAAGTTGGTGAATTTATCGGTAAACTAGTTGAGCAGGTAACCGATTTTGTAGGTGCTACAAGTGAAGCGTCACGTGCTTATGATAAATTAGCAGGGAGTAATAAAACAGCAAACGAAGCAATACAAAGGCGTATTGATTTATTAAAAGCTCAAGGAGGCAAAGAATCTGAAATTGCAAATTTATCTAAACAATTAGCCGATAATGATTTAAACGTATTAAGGGCAAAGTACAAATCAGAAAAGGGATTGCGTGGTGAAGATTTAAAAAACTTTGAAGATTTAAAAAATCAAAAGAAAGTAATTGATGCAGAGGAAACCGCAAGACTAAAGACTGAAGAGGAAAAAAGGGTTGCAGATAGAAAAGCAATTAGAGAAAAGGAAATTGCAGACAAGAAAGCAAAAGACGAAGCCGAACTTCTTAGAATTGGTGGTCTTAGGGTCGCTGCTTATGAGAAAGAACAACAAGAAATAAAAGACAAAGAAGCAAAGCGTTTAGGATTAATTAAAGAATTAGACAATGAAAACGATGCTTTTTTAAAGGCTTCATCTGAAAAGAAAATAGGATTTGATTTATTAACAACTACAAAAAGAATATCTTTAAACGCTAAAGCTTTTGATGAAGATACAAAATTAAGTAAAACTAATTTAGAAATAAAAACAAAAGCAGCACAAGCAGAGATTGAACTTTTAACAGCGGTATCAAGTACGGCGGGACAATTAGCGGACTTAGCAGGTAAAGAAACGGCAGCTGGTAAGGCTTTAGCAGTTGCACAAGCTTTGATTAATACGTACTTAGGTATTTCTGCGGGTGTTAAATTAGGATTCCCTGCTGCTATTCCAGCGGTCTTAGCTGCTTCCGTTACAGGATTCAAGGCGGTCAAAAGTATTATGTCTGTGAAAGTGCCGGGCGGTGGGGGTGGTGGTTCTATTCCGGGTGGTGGAAGTCCACAAAGCTTTAGCACTGCTTCAGCTCAAGCACCTATTCAATCAGGTATTAACGTGACACAAACTCAATCATTAGGAACTGCAAACGTGAACGTACAAAACCAACAAGCGATAAAAGCTTTCGTCGTAGAAACAGACATCACAGATTCACAAGATAGAATTAACAAAATAAAGGCAGCTGCAACAATTTAATATATTTAAAGATATGGACTTACCAATTTACAAATTAATTATCAATTCGGATATGTCCGACGATAGCGAAGTTGATTATATTGCTCTAGTAGATAGACCCGCTATTCAGAAAAACTTCTTAGCTTTTAACGAGCGTTTAAAGTTTGAGGTTATTAGCGAAGATAAACAAATTTTATCAGGTGCATTGATGTTAGCAGACGTTCCAATTTATCGTAATAATGAAGAATTTGGCGAACACTATGTAGTTTTCGATTCAGGAACTATTCAGCAAATAGCAGAAAAGTTTTTTAAGCGTGGCTATCAATCAAATGTAAACGAGATGCACAATCCAGATAAGGCGGTGCAAGGCGTGACGATGTTTGAATCATGGCTAGTAAATAAAGAGATGGGTAAAATGCCTATCAAAGGTTTTGAAGATGCAAAAGACGGGTCTTGGTTCGGAAGCTATAAAGTAGATAACGCGGACATTTGGGCAAAGGTAAAGTCAGGCGAATTTCAAGGCTTTAGCGTAGAAGGTATTTTTGGATATTCAGACATCGTAAAAAAAGAAGATATAATGCTTGAAAAGATAAAAGAGATATTGCGAATCGCTGAAATTTAAGTTGCATAAAATCAATCCAATTATATATAATTATTATTAATCAAAAAGTATGAAAGCAAAGGAAGCATTAGAACAAATCAAAAGCTTATTGTTTTCCGACGAGGTTGTGAATACTCCAGAAGTGGTAACTGAATTTGCTGAAGGCGTTCTAGCCGATGGCACAATCGTTAAGTTCGACAAATTAGAAGTTGGCGGTTTAATTTCAGTTGTTACAGAAGAAGGAGAAATTCCAGCACCAGTTGGCGAGCATGAACTAGAAGATGGCACGGTAGTAATCGTAGCCGAGCCGGGCGTAATTGCCGAGGTTAAAATGGTAGAAGAGGAAGAGGTATCTGTTGAGGTTGAGGTTGAGCAATCAAAAGAGGAAGCATTTAATTACGATGCGAAGTTTCTTGAGATTAGCGATTCTTTTAATTCTAAGATGTCCGAGATTGAAACTAAAGTAAGTTCATTGAATGAGGTTACTAAAAAGCTAATTGAATTCATGGAAGCTTTTGCAACAATCGAATCCGCTCCAGAAACACAAGCACCGAAAAATACATTTCTTGCACAAAGCAAAAACGTAAAATCGGATAGCTTTAAAAAATTACAAAACATTTTTCAAACAATTAAAAACTAAAAAAACATGGCTTTAGATTTAACTGGTTTAACCAATTATGTAAAAGAGAACGAGCAGCAACTTGCTACATCTCTAGTATTCGCGCCAAAGACTGCTAAATTAATCGAAGCAGCTGGTAACGTACAGGTAGGCATCAAGTCCTCCGAAAAAATTAACTTAATGGAAACCGATGCTGTATTCCAAGCAGGTGGAACTTGTGGATTTAGCTCAAGTGGCACAACTGCTTTCACACAAAGAGCATTAACTCCAGGTAAGATTAAAGTAAATGAGTCTATTTGTCCTAAGTCATTTGAGGCTAAGTATACACAAAAGGCTTTGAGAGCTGGTTCAATGTACGATTACATGCCATTTGCTGATGAGTACACTTCAAAGAAAATCGCTGTAATTGGTGAAGCTCTAGAAGTTGGTTTGTGGCAAGGTGATACTACGTCTTTGAATGCACAGTTAAATAAATTTGATGGTCTTTTGAAGCTCATAGCTCCTGCTGGTGCGCCAGTTGCGGGTGTTATCGATGGTAATCCTGGTAACGTAGCTGCATTGACTACAAGCACTATTATCGCTGCTGTTGATGAAGTTTACACTTTGATACCTGCTGACATCGTTTCAAATGGTGACGTTGTTATCTTCGCGGGAATGGATGCTTTCAGAATGTACACAGTTGCATTGAAGGCTGCAAATCTTTTCCATTACGCAGCTGAATCAGTTGATTTCGAAATCGTTATCCCGGGAACTAGCGTAAAGCTAATCGCTGTAAACGGTTTGAACGGAACTGACAAGCTTATCGCAACTAGAATGTCAAACCTTTATTTAGGTGTTGATTTGTTAAACGAAGAAGAAAGATTTGAATTGTTCTACGCGAAGGAAGCTGACGAAATGCGTTTCGTTGCTGAATTTAAGATGGGAGTTCAATATGCTTTCCCAACTGAAATCGTTTACTGGCAAGAAGGTGGCGTTGCTTAATTAATAATTAATTTTTAACCAAAGAGGGTAGGTGGATAAACTGCCTACCCTTTTTTAATTCTCAAATATATGTCATGTGCATTAACGCAAGGGTACATTTACGATTGTAAATCGTCGCTCGGAGGTTTAAAATCAGTTTTATTTATAGAGCAAGGAAACGTAACTGCCACAACTGAAGTAGCTGGTGTTGTTACTGCAATAACTTTAGCGGTTGGAAAATTCTTCTATAAATACGACTTGATAAAAGAAACATCTTCTTTTACAGAAACGATTACAGCTTCCGTACAAAACGGTACAATCTTTTACGCTCAAGAATTGACCGTAATTTTAAACAAGTTGCAAGCTAACACACGTAACGAGATTTTACTTTTGGCACAAAATAGCCTTATCGCTATTGCTGAAGATAAAAACGGTAAGTATTGGATGCTAGGTAAAGCGGGAGGTTTAGACATCACTGCTGGAACTGCTGCTTCTGGTGTTGCAACTGGTGACCGTTCAGGTTACGAACTTACTTTTAGTGGTCAAGAGAAAGCTCTTTCGCCTGAAGTTACTTCTTCAATCATTGCTGCATTAATAGATTAAATAAGAAATGGGTGGGAATTATAAACCCCACCCACTTTTTATATTAATACCACCTTCACCATTGCAAAGACTTGAGCCACTAGAACGATTGTCGTACGTTTTAAGCAAGTCTAAAATAAAAGGGTGTTCTTCTTCACTTAGTAAATTATCTTCAAGGTAGTCGGCTATATCGCCACCTAACCACCCAAAACTTGTTTCATTATTTAAAGCGTGTAAAGCTTTAGTTTTCATTTCGCACTCTGGTAGTGCATAAAATTTATCTAAATAAATATTTTCTATTTTGTCAATTAATTTAGTCATTATCAAATAAATTTTCTATTGTAGAAGGTGAATAATCGTAAATATCTAAATAACTTAGTAAAGTAAATACACAAGAATAAGTCAAGTCTGCCCAAAAAGTATTCAATTCTAATTCCAAAAATAAGTTTGGAATAGTTGATGGGTATAAAGTTTGTGATTCTTTAAGCTTTTCAATATGCTCTGGTTTTAGTCTTTCAAATAGATTTTTCATTGTCGTGTTTTTTAAGTGTTTCCATAAAATAGTGAACTGCGGTTGCGAATAAAAGTACAAATAAAATAGGTACTGCGCAAAAAATAAAAGCTAATATTTCCATGTTAGTAAATTCTAAAGTTAGTGATGTCATTATCGCAAAGGTTCGCTAAAATTTCTTTAGCAAAAGCTTTGACTTCTTTTAAATTATTGAATTGAACTTTCTTAATTATAAGGTCATTATAATCATTGTCCATAAATGCGATTGTGTAATTTTTCATGTCGTTTTTTGTTTTTGTTTATGAATCAAATGTAAAAGTAATATTGTATTTAATTGTCATAAAATTGTCATAATGTATAATAATATTAAACATTAAATTTGTGTTTTTTAGTTATGTTTTCATGATACTTTCATCATAGTTTCATGATACTTTCACTAAACTTTAGTGAAACGTTGGAGGTTTTTCAAAAAAAAACTAAGAAAATAATCTCATAACTCATTGATATTTAAACTATTGTAAAAAATGTAACGCGTTCGGAATGTGTTCGTAACACTCGCAAAGTAAAGTAAAGTAAAGTAAATAATATATATAGTGTTTTTTACGTCTAAAAATTATATTTATGATTATGATACTTTTTGAAAAAGGAACTGTAAAAGATTTGGTTTTGTCGCTTGAAAAGGTGACGATTGAATCACCTATTTACTTGTTTGAATTTGTGAACGATATTACAAATGAAATCGTTATCTTTGAAGCATTGAATGAAAGTTTATATATCGAAAGATATTCAGAATTTGAGATAAACGTAAATGATTATTTTTTAAACGCAACCGAGGGATTTTGGACTTATCAAGTTTTTGAATTTCAAGAAGAACCAGAAATAAAAAAACAATTAGAAATCGGTAAAATGAAATTAGTTGGTGAAGCTTTTACTTTCACTGAATATAACGGACAATCGGAAGATTTTATAACATATAAATAAATGGCTACACTTACAGGCGAATTAATATCGGAAACCTACGATTCACTTTTAAAGGTAACCGATAACAATACAATCACAGGCGTAAAGAAAAGAATCACAGATGGATTTGGAAATGAAATCCCATTACAACTTTCTTCGACCGATATCGAAATTGATGGAACGCTAATACTTTCAGCACTTACAGACTTAGGAGCAGCTACAAAATTTCTAAGCCTAAAAGCAGATAATTCCGTTGCATATCGTACAGCTTCCGAGGTCTTAACAGATATTGGTGGCGCGTCAAGTTCTAGTATTTCGGGAACGACTGGTAATATTGCAAAGTTTACAAGCACAGGCGCGGTCGGTGATTCAATTCTTGAAGAAATCGGTAACGCTATACACTTAACAGATGGAACGTCAAGCTATGCAAGTTTCGGGATTATCAATCCGGGCGTAGATAATGATTGCTATATAGGTTCGACCATAAACAATGACTTTATAATTCGCGTAAACAATACAGAAGCTCTTAGAATAGATACTAATTTTAGATTAAAAATCGCTAATATTCAAAACGCTACAAGCGATACTGATAAATTTCTAGTTTCTGATGGCGGAGTAGTTAAATATCGTACCGGAACTGAATTACGTTCAGATATTGGCGCAGGCGTTGGGTCGGTTACTAGCGTTGGTTTAACGATGCCAGTTGCCTTTAGCGTAGCTAATTCACCAATTACAAGTGCAGGTACTTTAGAGGTTACCGCAACAGGTACGGCTTCTCAATACATTCGTGGCGATGGAACTTTAGCGACTATACCATCGACATCAAGCGGAGGGGCTAATGTTAATTATTATTTAAATGGCTCGATTGCTGCAAGTGTGGCGACTTACAAGCAAATGGCTAACAGTGCCATTATTGGTGGAGGTACTGACTTTAATTTAACAGGTAACGGCTTAATTGCTCAATTCTTAACCGATGCAGGTAACCCTAACAGATTGCTTATTCCGGGCGGTGCTTGGAATTTTGAGATGTACTTTAATATTAGCTCAAGTGGTGGTAATTCTAAATTTTATGTTGAATTATTAAAATACGATGGAACGACTTTTACAAGTATTGCAAGTTCAAGTGCAGTTCCTGAAGAAATAACGGGGGGTACAACAACTGATTTATATATCACGTCTTTAGCAGTACCCGAAACTGTTTTATTAATTACCGATAGGTTAGCTTTAAGAGTTTACATTGTAAATAATTCAGGCGGTCGTACAGTTACTTTTCATACCGAGGATAATACTTTGTGTTTAGTAACAACAACTTTCGCAGGTGGTATTGCAGCATTAAACGGATTAACTGCAAACACTCAATATTTTGCAACTGGAACGACTGGAACGGATTTTAATATTTCAAGCGTATTAGATACTCATACTTTTAATTTACCTAGTGCAAGTGCTACAAATAGAGGGGCATTGAGCTCAGCTAATTGGAGTACGTTTAACGGAAAAGAAAATGTATTAACTTTCTCATCTCCTTTAGTTAGAACATTAAACACTATTTCTATTCCTGCCGCTACCTCTACGATTAATGGGTATTTAAGCTCTACGGATTGGACTACATTTAATAGTAAGCAAAACACAATAACATTAACCACGACTGGCACAAGTGGTGCAGCTACATTTATTAGCAATACTTTAAATATACCACAATACACAGTTTTATCTTTAGCAGCAATCGGGATAACACCAAACGCAAATGGAGCCAGTATAGTTGGAAGTCTTTTAAGTTTACAACCAGCTGATGCAAGTTTTGGCGGTGTAATAACTACGGGAGCGCAAACAATAGCAGGGGCTAAGACGCTTACAGGTGCATTAGGTGGCACAAGTGCAAGTTTTAGTGGAAATGTAAATGCAGCAAGTTTTTCATCAACTGGTCAAATATCCACGGGTAATGGAGCAGATGCAGATATTTTAATAAATGTAACCGCAGCAGGAGCTACTAATAAATATGCTTTTTTACAATCAAGCGTAAGCGGTAGAGCATTGGCTTTAAATCCTACAAATGGTGGCAATGTACTAATCGGAACTACTACCGACTCAGGGCAAAAGCTACAAGTTACAGGAGGTGCAACAATTACAGGAATACTTAAATTGGGTTCCGCAGATAATACTTTTGTTTACGAGTCAAGCGGTAGTTTGATTTTGCAAACGGGAGCGTCTGCAAGATTAACAATTAATTCAGCTGGAAATACTACTATATCAGGAACTTTAAATGGTACAAGTGCTACGTTTAGTGGTAGAATTGGAACATCTTTAAGTAGTTCAGGTGCTAATTTTAATAATTCATCATTATATGTAAACAATACTGCAAATACAAAAGGCGGAATATTTGGATATAATGATATTGCAGATAATTTTTATTTTACTGCTCTTGAATATGGTGTTGCATATAAACCTATATTATTTAATACAAGCGCTGCTATTTTTTCTGGCAATCTAGGCTTAGGAGTTACACCGAGTGCGTGGGGTAGTACATTTAAAGCTATTGAAATAGGAAGGATTGGTGACGCTATTTTATCAGGAAGTGGTGGCGGAACTATTATAAGTGCAAACGCATACTTTGGAGCATCAAGTTGGATTTATGCAAGGTCAGGAGCGGCAGCAAATTATGATTTAGGTGGTGGTGAGCATAGATTTTACACCGCTCCATCAGGCACAGCAGGTAACGCTATAAGCTTTACTCAAGCAATGACCTTGACTGCTAATGGTAGACTACTAATAAATACACCAACCGAATCAACCTATCAGCTAGATGTTAATGGGACTGGGAGGTTTAGTGGGCAACTAATGATTAACCAAGCTATTAATAATAACTATATAGCATTTAATCATCCAGGAACTCAAACTTGGTATGCAAGAATATCAACAGATAATACATCAAGTTTTGTTATAAGAAATGATTATGCAAATGGCACAAATGTATTAACATTAGCAGAAACAGGTGCAGCTACATTCTCTAGTAGTGTAACGGCAAACGGGGAAATATCATCTGCAAATACATCAGGTTCTGCGGGCTCGGTTAAAATAAGCGGTACACAAGCAAGTGCAAAAAATTACCAATTTACTAATGTTATTCCAGGTGTTTCAAATATAGGTTTTACTTTAAGAAATACAACAGATTCAAGAAATGAATTAACTTTTGATGGAAATGGTGCAGCTACATTCTCTAGTAGTGTAACGGCGACTGCATTTTTTGAAAGCTCCGATAGCAGATTAAAAACATTAATAACTGACAATCATCAAGCTAAAGGAATTGAAAGCATAACCGCAAAGTTATACACCAAAAATGGAGTTGAGGAATTAGGTTATTTTGCTCAAGATGTGCAAAGCGTTTTACCTAGTGCAGTAATTGAAAGAGATGATACTTATTTAGATTTATCATATCGTCAAGTACATACGGCTAAAATAGCTAACTTAGAGAAAGAAATAAAAGAATTAAAAGATTTAATTAAACAACTAATATAATGGCAGATACTTGGGATGCAAATACAGATAACCAAATAAATACAGGCAATGCAATTCGTAATGGTGCAGGAGCAAGTGGTTTATATTCAATCACGACAACTATACCAACAGAATTAAATAAAAAATTATTAACAAAAGCTCAATTAGCAACTTATACAAACATTCCAACAGATAATG